CGCGTTGAGCGGGAGCCTGCCCAGCTTTCGATCAGCGAGGTGGCGGCATGACTCGCTGCCTCCATTGCGGCAAGCCGCGCCGTTCCGCCAAGGGCCTGAAGAAGGTCTACCGCAACGCCTACGAGCAGGACGAATTCTGCACCTCCGTGTGCGCGAAGGCTTATTACGGCGTCGTCAATGCTGGGGATAGCGTTGGGGTTGGCGGGCACATTGGTTACCGGAAGCCGAGGGTCGCGTGAGCGTCACCGCGATCGCGGAGTTCCGCGCGAGTACGGCCGCGCTCGAGGTTCACCGGCTGCAACGCCAGGTCCGCCATTTACGCGGCCAGCTGACGGAGGCGCGGATCGAGACGCAGCAGGCGAAGTCGACCGCGACGTTCTGGCAGCACATGTATGAGGACGCGAGCGCGAAGGTCTGGAAGCCGTGCGGTTACTGCGGATCGCAGACTCGCGAGGACGCGTGCGCTCGCTGCCGTGATCTGTTGGCACTGGACCCGAACGTTCAGGCGTCGAAGCGAAGGAGGGATCGGTGACCCGCTACGTCGTCCTTGAACTCGATCGGGGTGAGCACGTCTGGCGTGATCTCGCTGCCGTCGACGCTCATTCAGCCGAGGCGGCGATCCGCAAGTACGCGGGCGACCAGGGCGGAACGTTCGTCGCCGTGCCGGAGCGTTCGTGGACGGCGTACACGGCGAGCGTGGAGACGCGCCGGCAGATCAAGCTTGAGGTCACCGGGGCGGCCGCGGAGGAAGGCGAGTGATCTATCTGACCTGGTTGTTGATGGTTGGCGCGGCGTCGGTGTTCGTGCGGCTGGCGGCAGGCCGATGAGCAAGCCGGAAGTAACGCGTGTCTGCTCGGGCTGTCGTCAAGAGAAGCCCCTGGAAAGCTTTCATCGCGACTCTCAGAAGCGCCTAGGCCGCAAGTATGAATGCCGAGCATGTGCGGCGTACCGCACTCGCCAGTTGCGAATCGAAAATCCGAACTGGAAGGCTGGGCGACGCCAGGGAATCAGAAAGAGCCGATCACTAAAGGAGTGGCGGCGCAGAAATCCCGAGAAGCAAAAAGCGCACGACGCTATCAATCGGGCGATTCGCAGAGGACGGCTCGTCCGCCCTAGCCGCTGCGAGACCTGTGGCATTCATTGCAGACCACATGCCCATCACTCGGACTACTCACGTCCGCTTGATGTGTCTTGGCTTTGCGACCGCTGCCATCACGGTATGCATTGGGAAGAACGCTGGGCAAACGAGAGACAGATCGCATGACTGAAACCTTTCGGACAATTCCGATCACCCGCCGCACCCGCGACCTGCTCGCCAGAATCGATAGCTATGCGGAACTTGCCGCGCCGATCCCATCGCATATTCGTTGGGAGATCCGCGAGCTGGTCGACCAGTGGGATGACGCGGTTGATAGCGAAGTTGTCGTTGAGGAGGCACTTGCTGAGGTCCGTCATTTGCCTGGCTGCGGGGAAGGCTTCTGCGTTGATGGCTGCCCTGCTTGGCCGTACATCAAGGCGGCGATAAACGCGCACCAACGGAGGCAGCCGATTTCCCCGACTCCACGGATTCTTCCGGCGACTACAGGGCGGACATCTTGAAGGATTCCGCGACCACCTCCCTCCCAACGGCGGCGGCCGACACGGTCTCGGCAACCGCGGCCGCCGCCCCCCCTCCCGGCATCCATGAACTTTCAGCGGACGCCTATCACGCCGACCCGTGTGCGCAACCATCACTGAGCTCATCGATCGCCCACCTGCTGATCGAAAGTTCGCCGGCACACGCTCGCGTCGCACACCCGCGCCTGAATCCCGATTACCAGCGCGTCGATTCCGATCGCTTCGACCTTGGCAATACCGTCCATGCGCTGCTCCTCGAGGAGTGCGACCCTGAAGCCGCCGTTGCCGTAATTCATGCGAACGACTGGCGTACCAACGCGGCGAAGGAACAACGAGAGTTCGCTCGCGCCGAGGGCAAGATCCCGTTGCTTACTCATCAGCTCGATTCGGTCCTGGCCATGTGCAAGTCGGTCCGCAGGCAGATCACCCAAACTGAGTGCGACCCGCCGCTACTTGGCGTCGGCAAGCCAGAACAGACGCTGATCTGGCAGGAGGGCGACGTTACCTGTCGTGCGCTCGTCGACTGGCTGCATGATGACTGCCGCGCCATTGACGACATCAAAACCACGAGCGCGAGCGCGAACCCGGACCGATGGACGCGCACCCTCTATTCGATCGGCGCCGACGTTCAAGCTGCTTTTCACCTGCGTGGCCTGAAAGCGCTCACTGGTAAGGACGCGGAGATGCGCTACATCGTCGTTGAGACCGCGCCGCCCTTTGCGCTTAGTGTTGTCTCGCTCGCACCGTCCGCGCTCTCGATTGCACAGGACAAGTGCGAATGGGCAATCAATCGCTGGCGGGAGTGCATGGAATCCGGGCAATGGCCGAGCTACCCAAGGAAGGTGGCATATGCCGAGGCACCCGCTTGGGCCGAGGTTCAGTGGCTTGAAAAGGAAGCGAGAGCTGCGTGAACGCGCGCGCACGCCGAGAGTTGCGATTCATCAGGGGGCTCATTGATCTATCGCCTGGCGAATGCTGGGATTGGAAAGGGCCGCTGGACTACAAGGGCTACGGCAAGTTCAACTTTGGCGAGCGTCACACGGGGGCGCATCGTGTCGCTTACGAACTCTGGGTTGGTCCAATCCCTGAGGGGATGACCATCGACCATCTTTGCCGCAACCCAGCCTGCGTCAATCCCAAGCATCTCGAGGTCGTCACGTCGGCCGAGAATACCCTTAGGGGATTCGGCGTCACCGCTATCAATGCGCGAAAGACGCATTGCCCCCAGGGGCATGAATACACACCGGAGAACACGATGCTATGGGGTCCGAATCGTCGATGGCGTGTGTGCCGGACATGCGATCGCGAGAAGCAACGTCTTCGATGGCGTAAACGGAAGACAGAGAAGGCGGAGGCGTCGTGACGTTCACCTTTCGCCCTGCCCGCCGTGAGCAAACTCCGCTTGTCGTTGGCATCGCCGGACCGACCAAGAGCGGGAAGACCTACAGTGCCCTACGGCTCGCAACCGGCCTTGCGAACGGTGGGCCTATCGCGATGGTCAACGCGGAAGGTCCGAAAGGCCACCAATATGCGGACACGTTCGACTACCTCGCCACCGACATCACGGCACCCTACCGGCCCGAGCGTTACACGGAAGTCCTGAAGACAGCGCTTGCCCTCGACCCGCGTCCTGCTGTTGTGATCATCGATTCGCTGTCGCATATGCATGACGGCCCAGGTGGCATGTTGGAGTACCACGATGCCGAACTCGATCGGCTTGCAGGCAGTGACAACAAGGCCCGGCTGCGCTCTACATGGTCGGCCTGGGTCAGGCCAAAGGCGGCCGAGAATGAGTTCATTTATGCCGCGCTTGAGTCCGGCGCCCATCTGATTCTCTGCTTCAGAGCGAAACAGAAAATCAAGCCAGTCAAAGGTAGTGAGCCGATCGACTTGGGCTGGCAACCGATCTCGAGCGAGCGAGTGTCGTTCGAGACCCTGTTCACGCTGATGCTGCCGCCGCATTCGAAGGGCGTCCCGGACTTGACGATTTCGGAGATGCGGGAGCCGTTCGATTCGCTGATTCCGAAGGATCAGCAGATCAGCGAGGCGACGGGTCGGCGATTGGCCGAGTGGGCGCGCGGCGGGCCTGGGCCGTTGGTGGAGGGGGAAGCTGCGACGCCAGATGGCGGTGAGATGCCGGTACCGGCTGGCGCACCCCCCTCCACGAGCGGCTTCCAGGCGCCACACGGGACCGCCAGCGAACCATCCGAGCCGCCGCTCGAACTCACGGCCGCGGTGCTGATTGAGTCGCTGAAACAGGCGGGGATCGCGTCGGAGCGGGCGGCTGCGGTTGGCCGGGAGTTGTTTCCTGGCCGGTCGGGGGTGAAGGCGATGACGGCGGTGGAGCGCGGCGAATTGTGGCGAGCGTTGCGGGAGCAGCCGGCCGAGCAGGGAACGCTTGTGTGATGACGTGGATTCGCGGCACTCATCCATTCCAGTTCCGATCAGGCGAATGGGCGGAACTTCTCACGACCGCGCCAAGCCCTGACGGAAAGGACTGCTACGTCGTTCGCTTTCGGGATGGGGCGACTGATTACTGGCGCGTGGATGATTCGGTTGAGCGCTACGAGTTCACTGAAGAGGTGCCATATGAGCGAGCATCCTGATCGTCTCGGCGCCCTCGTCGACAGCTGGCAGGAACGCTCGGCGGATTACGTCCGCCAAGCTCAGAAGCTTGACGACGAAGGCAAACCGATGGAAGCGCTCCGCCTCGGAACCTACGCGCTGCAATGGAACCTCGCCGCCAAAGAACTCTCCAACACATTGGTTGAGCTCGCGGCCGACCAGCTGGACGAGCCGTTGCGCGAGGCGACCAGGGAACTGTTGCGGCCACGGCACCTGAAAGCAGTGCCGGAATGAGCGAAGAAGGCCAGGCGGCTATTGCGCCGCTCACGCATGAAACAACGATCGAAATCGCGCGAGCAGTCGCCGACTACTGGCGGAAGGCTGCACTCGCATGGGGTGACCGCCCGATCCCCGGCAGCCTGATGGCACATCCGCTCTGCTGTGTCCTCGCCGCGCTTGACGGCACCACAGCACGGCCGGAAGACCTCGGCGTTGAGGCTAGCTCACCTGAAGCCCTACGCATTGAAGTAGCGGGCTACCGAGAGGCAGGAGCAATTGAGCGACAGGAAACCTTGTGACCGGCTACGCGCTCCTCATCGCCGCCGCCACGATCGCCTACGGAATCACCAGCTTCGCGATCGGACTCCGCATCGGCGCACTCATCGCCAGAAGAGAACGCAGACAACGCGGACGGGTGATCTATGGGTGAACGCTTCGAACAACTGATCGACTGCAAGGGCATCCAAGACGAGCTCGGAGTCACCCGCGCCGCCGCCGAAAAGATGATGCGGCAACTCCCCAATGTCCAGGTCGAAGGCTTGCGCAAGCTGTACGTCAAGCGCAGCGACCTGAAAGCTCTCCTTGAGCGAAGCACGAAGAAGGAGACGCAGGCCGCGTGACCTCGGTCTACATCACTCGGCGTGAAACGAAGGACAGTGGACCACGCTACGTCGTCCGCTACCGCCTCGGTGGACGCGGCACCAAGCTCGAGCATGCCGGCAGCTTTAAGACACAGCGCGAAGCGAGGATACGCCGTGATCTTGTCGCTGGCGAACTCGCGGCAGGACGCGATCCAAGACCAGCGCTTCGCGTCATTCCAGCCGAGACGCGCGACTATCGCGAATGGGCAAAGGCATATAAGGCCAGCCGCGTCGACCTTAGCGACCGCACTGCTCGAGGCGTCAATGCGCACCTGAAACGACTGCTGCCGTTCTTCGGTGAGCGCGACCCCCGGACGATCACCGTCGGCGACACGCAGGAATGGATTGGCATCAATGCTGACCTGACACCCGCGACGCTTCGCCGCTATCTCTCCACACACCGGCTGATCCTTGACTTCGCGGACGTCGAGCCGAATCCCGCCCGCGATCGGCGCCTCAAACTCCCGACTTCAGACCATGTCGAAGTATCACCGCCGACCGCTGGGCATCTGCTGGCGCTGCTTGATGTGACCCCAGCTAGGTGGCGGTTGCCATTGATTGTGATCGAACAGACGGGGATGACCGTCGGCGAAATCGAGGCGCTCAGCTGGGGCGACGTCGACGAGAGCGGCTGCCAATTTCGTTTGCGCCGACGGACGGTCAAGGCCCAAATCGCCGCCAGGGCACGGTGGGTGCAGGTGCCCGCCTGGCTGATGGGCTACGTGTCGGAGCTCTGCCCGGTCGACGATCGCGCCGCCGACCGCCAAGTCTTTCAGCGATTCAACGCCGATTCGGCTTGGGGTGTGATGGATCGCGCCTGCCGAACAGCGAAGATCCCGCACTACCATCCTCACGATCTGCGCCACCGTCGCGGCTCACTGTGGCACGGCCAGGGAATACCCGCCAAGCTGCTCGCGGAGCGCCTAGGGCACTCCCGTGCGTCAACGTCGCTGGACGTTTACAGCCACGTGATGCCGCTCGACGAGGTGCCGCAGGAAGCATTCGAAGCGTTGCTCGTGAGGTTCCCGTGAACATTCACCAGCTGATTCACGGCGCAATCTCGCTGCTGGAGTTGAGCGTGGGTTTCCATGTGGGAAAGGTACGGGGTCAGCAGCCAGGCGGAAGCCGCCTAACCATCCTTGTTGTAGAGGCTGTGCCTGCCGCTGAATGCTGGCGGCGTGAGGCATCGGTGAACACGCGATGACGATGGAATGGCCTAGAACCGGTGTTCGTTTCCGCAGCGCTGATCTAGAGGAATCAGACCGGAGCAAGCCGCGGCTGCTCGATCTGTTCAATGCGCGCGTCACTCGCAGCGATATCTGCTGGGAATGGACTGGCGCACATAACGACCTCGGGTACGGCCAGTTGTGGTTTGCCGGTCGGATGGTCTATACGCATCGCTTCGCTTACGAACAGTTCATAGGCCCGATCGGAGAAGGACTGGAGATTGATCATCGCTGCGGAAATACCGGGTGCTGCAATCCAACACATCTTGAAGCTGTCACACATCAAGAGAACATTCGACGAGGTCGCGCAGGAACGAAGACAGCCTGCAATTACGGCCACGATTGGACTAATCCCCGCAATGTCTACATTCGCCACGACGGACGCCGCTGGTGTGCTGCGTGCTCTCGCGAACGCCAGAACCGTGCCTACGCAGAAGGCCGGCGATGAGTCGGCCACGTCTCTTGGATCTCTTTTGCGGCGCTGGCGGCGCGGCAATGGGCTATGCGAGGGCGGGCTTCGAGGTTGTCGGCGTGGACATCAAGCCGCAGCCGCGCTATCCGTTCGCTTTCTACCAATACGACGCTCTGGAGTTTCTTGGATCACTGAATTCGCTGGCTGAGTCTGCGTGGTGGCCTGATGACTTTGACGCGATCCACGCGAGTCCGCCGTGCCAGCGATACAGCCGTCTTGCGAAGATGCATCCGGCGCGTGAGTACCCAGACCTGATCGGGCCGACTCGCGAAGCCCTGCACGAGACCGGACTGCCTTTCGTGATCGAGAACATCGAAGGCGCTCCGCTCGCGCACTATCCGACACTCGATGGCCTCTGGGGCATCATCCTCTGCGGGTCCATGTTCGGACTCGGCGTTGAGCGGGGCGAGCTACGGCGCCACCGCGCGTTCGAGGCGAACTTCCCGCTCGTGCAGCCTCAGTGCCGACACCGTCGCCGCGCGGTCGGCGTCTACGGCCATGGCGGGCACTCGGGCAAGCACCGGATGCTTTACCGGGATGAGGCCGCCGAGGCGATGGAGATCGCGTGGGCGAACCGTGACGAGATGGCCCAAGCGATCCCGCCCGCCTACACCGAATTGATCGGCCACCAGCTGATCCAGCACCTGAAAGCACAGGCGGCCGCGTGATCCGCGCGTTCGCTCTCGCCGCCGCGCTCACAGCCTCAGCGGTCACCGCTATAGCGGCCACCCCGAACGGTGATCGGCCGGCCCCTCAGATGCGGCAGCTGGCGGTTGCTGAGCATGACCTTCGTCGTGCCCGCTTGTACGCCGACCGGCTCGAGCGGATCGTCAAGCGGCAGGTGAACCGGGCGGAGCGGAATGAGCGGCATCTGAAGAAGGCGCGGCGGGTGTTCCGGGCGTCGCTGAACGAATCACCGACCGGGCTGCATCCATTCGAGACGGCCTTCCACTGCATCCATCGCTACGAGGGTTCGTGGACGGACCCAAACCCGCCGTATTGGGGCGGCTTGCAGATGGACCGTTCATTCCAGGCGATCTATGGGGGCTGGGCTGTGCAGGCGTTTGGGACGGCGGACAGGTGGCCGATCAGCGTGCAGATGGCGACAGCGATCCGGGCTCTCGTTTCTGGCCGCGGCTTCTATCCGTGGCCAGCGACTGCGCGGAAATGCGGGCTGCTGTGACGCGGCGGCGGGCACCAGGCGGTCAAGAACAAGTTTCGCCCCTCGGACGTATTCAGCGGACCGGGTACCACGCAAACCCGCGGGAAGGGTCGCAAGCCCGGCTCAGAGACGAGGGCTGCTCACGCTGCGACCGAGGGGCGAACCGGATTCCCGAACAGGAGGACGCAATGAACACCGAAGGCGAAATCTATGTAGACGACCCTGCCCGCATTCCACAGGAAGACATTGAGCGGCTACGTGAATGGGGCGACGAGATCGAGGCCGAGGAGCTAGAGCGGAAAGTCAAAGAACTCGAGGCCAAACTTCCATGATGGTCAGCGCACCCAGAGGAACGGGGCCGTGAGCGGGCGAGCCACCGAACTCGAACGGCAGTGTCTCTGTACGGAAGAGGATTCATCAGATGGCAGCGCAACTCACGAGGACAACCCGTACTGCCCGATTCACGGCATCGTGGCTGACCTTCGCGATTTGCAGGCTGAAAACGCGAAGCTTTTGGAGGATCTGCGGCTGCTCCACGCCATCCGCGAATGGGTCGAAGGAGTGAAGCGAGCAGCTGAGGCTGACCCGTCCGGGAAGATTTCGTGTGATGCGTTGATCGAAGGTTCTACGAAAGTGCTTGAGGCGTGGCGGGTTCACAGAGAGCGATGTTCAGAATCAGCAGAGATTCGGCGACAACGTGAAGACTTCCATCGAAGGTTGGCTTGAGTGCGGGTTCACAGAGAGGAGTAGGGATGAGCCTAAATGACCGCCAGCATGTTGAAGCAGTGGCAATCATCCGCCGCATGGCCGAGGCCAAGAGGATTGAAGGAGACCCGGAAGCGTGGGCCGCTGCGCGAGGATGGCTGCGCGAAAATCACCCCTCGACCGAAATGTATTTGGCGGCGCTTCACAGAGAGGAGCAGCAGCGGTGATAGAGCGAGCCACCGAACTCGAACGGCTGGAGTCTCTGCTTGGGGATGGCTCGTTTATCGACCGGGATGCCGCTGCGATTCGGGGCCTTTTGGAGGATCTGCGGCTGCTCCACGCCATCCGCGAGGACGCGATCCAACGGATTGAGCGGCGCATCGATTCGGACGATTCGTTGGAGGGCGGCGAGTGTGATTGCGAGTGGTGCGTTGAGGATCGCGCGGCGTTGGAGGCGTGGCGGATTCACAGAGAGGAGCAAAGGTGAGCAGGTTCGCGCTCGTCGAAGCTGTCGAAGCGCTGACGCGAGAGAGTTACGTCGTTCTCACCGCCGACCAGGCCGAGGCTGTTACGGCGCTTCTAGGCGAGGTTGCGTTCGGTGTCCTGCCTGAGCACGAGAGCGTGTGGCGTGAGGAACTTGCGTCGAGGGCTGAAGACGTCTTGGCGGCGTGGCCTACTGGGGTTCACAGAGAGGAGCAGCAGCGGAATGAGTGACATACGTCCGATTTCAACGACGCCTAGACCGATCCAGTGCGGCGAGTGCGGAATGATCCTGACTTCGTGGGCTGAATATCACCCGCTGACCGCCTGCCAGCTTTACGCGGTCTACAAGAACGCTCAGCAGGTGCGAGCCGAACTGGAACTTCCTGCGGTGAAGACGTGAATGCGGTGAGTGATGCCCTGACAGCTACGCAGCGCGGTATTCTCGCGGGCCTTGCTGGTGATGATGCCTACAACCCTTACCTTTGGCCAGCGCAGGTCGAGATGTGGGACGCGGGTTATCGCTTGGGGGCGAGACTCCATGCCATAGCGGTAAGCGATCGTGAGTGTCTCGGGGAGCCAGAAAGCGAGGGCGGAACGTGAGCGATGACGCAACCGTTCTGATCTTCGCTACCCGCTATGCACTCGGGCGCCGGACGTTCGCGCCGAAGATTGTCTCAGAGGCACTTGTCCGGCATCAGAAGGCGATCTCTGCCAATGACGCAGACGTGCTCATTCGCGACATTGAGGAGCAGGCTGAGCGAGGCTACGGCGACAGATGTGACGAGGACACGTGGCTAGACACGCTCGGTTGGCTTCGGGACATGCGCGAGCGCGATCTGTTCGGGGGTGCGCCGTGACAGCCCGTGAGCGAGAAGCGCGGCTACTGAGCGATGACCGCCTCGGTGCGCTGCGGGATTACTACCTGCATCAAGAGGACGGTCGGGGCAACTACGAGGACATTTTCGCACACATCGAAGTCTTGGAGCGTCGCCGGGCGGAACTCGACGAAGAACGGCAGGTGCTTGCCATGCAGCTCGAAACCGAAGGACGAGTGGCGGCAGGCTACGTCGAGCAGCTCGTGCAACTTAAAGACGCGCTGCGGTGTTATCGCGCCTTTGATGATGTGATTGCCGCTCTCTCCGATGCTCGACGCGAAGCATTTCGAGAGCTAGAGATCGCCCGTGCTGGTCTTGCTTCCCAAGATAGCGAGGCGGCAAATGGCTGACCGGCTATTCGCCGTCGAACCCCGCCTCACAGACCGCCAAAAGCTCGTGTTGGATTGCGTGCGGGATTCCGGCCCGGATGGCGTCGACCCGGCCGAGATCGGCGCCTACCTGCACGCTCAGCGGATCGCCGGCGGGCATCCTCGATGGGACAGGTGCGAATGGTGCCGGACCGATGGAGCCGCTGTGCTCAGAAGCAAGGCATTGAGACAGCTGGTGAAACGGCGGCGCAAGGACGGCCGCTATGTGCTCAGAGACCCACGCGAGAGTTCACAGACCGAAAGGATCCCCTATTGAGCCGCCTCCATCGTTGCCGCTGCGGTCACCTGCGCGAATCCCACTCGGACCACTGCCTGATCCCTAAATGCCCCTGCAACCAATTCCAGCGGCTAGAAGCGCTCCGGTCCGCCACCCCGATGGCGTTTCCGCGCGCCCAGCATCGCAACCGCAAAGGCCGCACATGAGCGAAGAGACAATAAGGAGGCGCGATGCCTGAGACGGCTGGCGAGCGACAACGACAAGTCTTCGCAGTGTCAAGCGGTGCGTACTCCGATTACAGCGTCTGGTGCATCTTCGAATCGCGTGAGAACGCTGAGAACTACGCGGCAGCCCACGCCAAGATGTCTGTAGAGGAATATCGGCGTCGAAGCCAGCTTCCCGGCGACCACAGAGAATCGCTTGGTTATCACGTACCACAGGTAGAAGAGTTCGACTTCTACGCGACGGGCGAGATTCCGGTCGAATGAGCGGCGAACGATGAAGTTTCGTCTGCCCGCCGTCCGGCTGTGGGTGCGCTGCTGGGTCAGGGTCGGCGGACGCTGGAGAACACTGCTGTGAGCAGTACATGGCAATGGCCGGAGCCAGAACCTCAGCGAGTTCGCATGCGGCAGAAAGGGCAGATCACTATTCCAGTCGCAATTCGCTGGCATCTCGGTATCAAGCCTGGAGATTACGTGCGCTTTGAATATGACGACATCACGCGTGAACTCCGATTGATTCCTGTAAAGGATGAGCAGTGACTGCCTGGAAAGACCTTGAGCGAAGATGCTGTAGAGCACTCGGCGGCGAACGCAGAGGCCCGATCGGCCGCTCCATGAGCGACTGCGTCGACGTGCCGTTCAGCGTGCAGGTCAAACGCTCGAGCCGCCCAGGCCCCCCCGTGCTCGCCAAATGGGTGCTCCAAGCGCGCGAACAATCAAAGAGGGAACAGCTCCCCTGGCTCGTCGTCGTCGCCGGACACAACGACAAACGACCCACCGCCACACTCGACTTCGCCGAGTTCGTGCGGATCGCCAAACAAGCAGGCGTGATCTTCCCGGTCACGCTCGAATTCGCAGACAGCGGCCCAGACGGAACCGAGCTCAGAGAGGCCCAGCGATGAAACGCCCCGCCCCCTACGTGCCGCTGTCGGTCACGTTCCACACTGGGCGGACCGGCAGCGCGATCCTCAACGAGTTCGGCCTCGAGGGACTCGCCGTCTGGACATGCCTAATCGCCTCCAGCGCCGACGGTCAACCCTACGGCACCGTCATGTTCTCCCACGACCAAGACTGGGGAGCGATCGGACTCGCAATGCACCCGCCAAGCTTCACCCTCTACGACTTCCTCAAACTCCTCGGACGCAACAAACAGACGCGCAAGACGCAACACGGACGCAACATTTACGTGACGTTAACGGCGTGGGAACGCTGGAACAACATTAAGGCCACAGAAGTCGCACGTCTACGAAAAGCCCGCTCACGCGCCAAATCCGAGCGTGACATCGACCGTGACCTAACCGTGACATCAACAGGACAAGCCTGGGACAACAGGCGTGACCCAGATACAGATACAGATACAGAGAAAGAGGGAGAAGGTCCTTCTAGAGGTACACAGGGTACTAGTGCCGGCGCACGCAACCACAAGGGCCTCACCCCCGAAGAAATACTCGACCTCGACCCAGACCAGCTCGCCGAGTGGGAAGCAGAGCTCAGCCTATGACCATCGGCGAAGCCAAAACGCTCACCGCTCAACTGATCGCCGCTTACCCCAGCGCAAACGTCCACGGCCAAACTGCCTCGCTCTGGATCAGCGAACTCAGGTCGCTCGACTACGATCTCGCCCAAACAGCCGTCCGCTCGCTGCTCGAGGGCTGCAAGTTCTTTCCCAGCTTCGCCGAGCTCCATGAGCACATCGGCTACGAACGCGAACGCCGCAACCGCGCCCAACGCGAAGCCGAACGCAAAGCCGCAGACCAGGCAGCCGACGAACTTCCGCGCATCCCGCTCCGCGACATCCCCCAAGTCCAAACGCTACTGACCAAATTCAGGCGGCTCGACCAAGTCGGCGAACCCACATTGCCGGCCGGCCGCTGCGGCGAGTGCCACAAGAACGCCAACGGCCTCTACGAGCTCGGCAAGTTCCAGCTCTGCCACGACTGCCGCAGCAAACGACTCGCCGCCGAACGGCTGTTGAAGAAGCCGGCGATCGAACGGTCCGAGTGGGTGCCGAACGAAACCGAGATGCCGCTGCCAGCCGACAAGACCGCCCAGGCGGCGTCAGAATGAGCAGCCGATGAGGCTCCATCCTCGCCATGAGATCACTGAACGAGCCAAGATCGACCTCGGCGGCCAGATCAGCGATTGGCTCGGTCGCCATGACCTCACCTGGGCCGAAGCGATCCGCATCCTCGCCTACGAGCTCGCCTCACTGACGAAGTACCTGATCCGCGAAGAGCGGCATCCCGACGACCCGGACAAGAAAGCCGATGAAGCATGAGCCTGAGCAGCCCGTGGAAGGACTGAGCCGATGAAGGGTGACATCTTGTGCGTCGTCATTGACTATGAGCATCGAGACGACGGTGAACATGTCGTCGTCCGCGGTGTTTACCGCAATAATCATTCCTTCCCGATCGAACGTGAAGCAACAACCCACCGAAATGTCGTTCCCGTATTTGAGGAAACGGACATGAACATTGATGCTTTCAAACTTGAAGCGCGGAAGCTAAACCAATGAGCGAAGGAGGAACCATTGCATTCGCTGTCCTTGCGATTTTCTTTCTGATCCTTTTCCTGCCGTTCGCATTCACAATGGCCTTGGACCTCGTTCATGCATGGGGCAACGAATGGCGACGAATCTTCGGCAAAACGAAGCGATGACCGCCTCCGACCACCCAACCACGTTCTCAATCAGAATCCCCGCCGCACAACACGAACGTTGGGCACCCGAAGTCGCCACAAGCATGATCGGGAAAGAAACGACAATCCGAGACCTCGATGGGCAGCTGCATCCGGCGACCATCACAGCGGCAATCGTTACCGAAAACGGAGAAAGCCTGGAGATCACTGTCGAGTTCCTTGGCAGTGGACCCAAGGAGCTGCAAGGGCGATGACCGCATCCGAGCTCCGCGCCAAACCCGCCGACCGCACCGCTACCCTCAACGCCAATGCTGCAAGGCAAGCTAGTGCTGCACGACTGTACCGACACCGAAGCACTCTGCCAAGCCATCATCGCCAAAGCCGGCCTCGACCTCCGACCCCACCAACGCGACGACCTTCTAGCGTTTCTAATCGCGACGGCCTGGGAGTTGAGCCTGCGGTATGAGGCAGGCAGAGGAAGCACCACATCGTTCACCGGCTGGGCAACCACAAACCTCAGACTCCGCATCACCGACTGGTTCCGCCAAGAATACGGACGCACCCGCTACAGCTTCTCTGATCGGAAATACGAACGGCCACAACCCCAGCTACTCAGTCTCGACGACGATCAACTGGCAATCCCTCAGCCCACAATCCATCTGGACAGCGAGAGAGATAGCGATGCGGATCTCCTACGGATACTCGCACCGAGAGATCGCCCGGCACTTCGGAGTCACGGCCGCAACGGTCGACACGTGGATGACAAAGCTGCGGCATGAGATCGAGCACCAAGGAGAACTGAAATGAAAGGAACATCGGATTACTGGCGAGGCATCTTCGTAGGCATAGTGCTCGGAGCAATCGTCTTCGGCTATGACCTCGGCTTCCTTGCCACCATCGGAGCAGGAGTCATCGCTGGCTTCACAGTCAGCTTCACATTCAGCATGCTTGAGGAGGCAACCAGCTGGATGCGCAGACGGCTCAGTAGAAGTAGCTAGCCGAAAACCATGAGGCCATGCAACGCCTCTGCCCAACCCACGGCCACTACACCGAAGCACGCTGCCCAGCCTGCCAACGCCAACGCAACAACGAGCCAGCCAAACAAGCACGCAGCACCCGCACCTACCAGCTAGCCAGAGCAGCAGCCAAACAACGCGACGGCCACACTTGCCAACGATGCGGTGCAGTAGACTGGTTATTCCAACCAACGGTCAACGATGGACGCGAATACAAGAAGCTTGAGGCTCATCACATCGACGGCAACCCACGCAACCACGCGCTCTCAAACCTGACAACACTCTGCGCTGATTGTCATGGCGATATTGATAGGGGGGCACCCGGCGCAACGCAAACTGTTGCGCAACCACCCCGCGCCAAGTTTTCACAAAAAAGAGTTCGCGAGCCTGATGAGCCCTCAGTCGCATGAGGCCGTTTACGGTCGAGCATTTCGACGAGTGGACGCAGCGGCTGACGCTTGATACCGGCGAGCAGTGGCGGCCTGAGCCGTTCCAGCTGGCGTTCGTTGAGGATGTGTTCGCGGGCTACCGGGAATGCTGGCTTGTTGTCCCCCAGGGGAACGGGAAGACGACGCTGGTGGCCGGCTTGGCGCTCTATTACTTGGAGCATTACCCGGACGCGGCGATTCCGATTGCGGCTTCGGCGATCCCGCAGGCGAACACGTTGTATCTACAGGCGCAGGGGTTCGTTGTCCGTTCGGAGTGGATGTACGAGCTGGCGCCGGATTTGTTGGCGCGGGCGACGGGGAAGCGCAAGTTCGAGACGCCTCGGTTCGAGTGCCAACGGGGGTTCCGTCGGGTGCGGCACCACAAGGGCGGTTTCCTCGAGATCCGCGCCGCCGACGCGGGGACGGGCGACGGGATCATTCCGGGCGGGCTGGCGATCTGCGACGAACTCCACCGTCACCGGAACCTCGAGCTATACAAAACCTGGAGCGGGAAGTTGCGGAAGCGCGGCGCGCAGATGATCGTGATCTCGACGGCCGGCGAGCCAGGGTCGGAGTTCGAGAACATGCGCGACGAGTTCCGCCGCCAGGGCGACGCTGTCCGTGAGGAGACATTCACGCGGTCGGCGAAGGAAGACTTGTCGGTGATCCATGATTGGGCGGTCCCGGAGGATGGCGACGTGGATGATCTCGATCTGGTTGCGAGGGCGAACCCGTTTTCGGCGATGGATGTTGAGGCGTTGCGGGAGGAGCGCGAGTCGCCATCGTGGGAGTTCGGGCATTGGCGGCGGTTCAGTTGCAATCTGCCGACCCGCAGCGAGTTCGCGGCGATCACCGAGGCCGAGTGGTTCGGCGCCGAGGTCGATGACGAGATCCCGGAGGGCGAGCAGCTTGACGTTGGCGTTGATGTCGGCTGGAAGTACGACACGACCGGGATCCAGCCGCTCTGGATCCGCGACAGTTCCTATCGCCTGTTTGATCGCGGAGTGACGTTGACGCCGCCGAAGGACGGCGACTCACTGCACCCGGACGCGATCAAGCACGCGCTCGTCGAGATCAACGCGCGGAACCCGATTCGCCGGGTTGTCATGGACGTGTCGAACGCGCTCGATGTAGCGGCGTGGATCGAGGACGAGTTCGCCTGTGAGCTTGTCGATCGTGGGCAGACGAACAAGTTCCACTGTGAGGATTACGAGCGGTTCATGGAGGCGTTGCGGCAGGGATGGCTGAAGCATTCCGGGGATGAGGGATTGACTCGGCATGTGTTGAATGCGATCGCGCGGCCGGCGACATATGGGGATCTGCGGTTTGACCGGCCGTCGAGCTCGCGGACGAACCAGGCGAAGCAGGATCTGCGGGTGATTGATCGTTTGACGGCGGCGGCGATGGTGCATACGTCTGCCGCGGTTGATTTGAAGCAGGGCGATGCGTCGTTCGCGTTGGCTTAGTTAGCCGAAAACCCTTGTGGTTATGCGGCTCGGCCCGCTGAACATCGTCAACAGCCAACGCTTGCAGCGTTCTTCGCTGTCGCTTGACGAGTACGTCGAATATTTTACGTACTTGTCGCATCAGTATCCGCTGCTGGGCGGGGTGTCGTACCCGACCGAGAAGCTAGAGGAGATCGGCAGTGGCTTCCCTGGCTTGGTGCGTGGTGCGTACCAGGCGAATGGGGTTGTGTTTGCGTGTGTGCTGAAGCGGCTGCTGCTGTTCTCGGAGGCTAGGTTCCAGTTTCGGCAGCTTCGTTCCGGTCGGCCGGGTGAATTGTTTGGGAGGGAGTCGCTGCTGCCACTCGAGCAGCCTGAACCGGGGAAGACGACCGGTGATCTGCTGGCGCGGATGGAAGTGGACGTGTCGTTTGCCGGCAACTCGCTGATCGTCAGGCGTGGCAACAGGCTGAAGAGGCTGCGGCCGGATTGGGTCGGGATCGTCTTGGGCGGCGACGGGGAGAACGACCCGGATGCCGAGGTGATTGGCTACCGCTATTGGCCCGGCGGTCCGCACTCGGGCGAAGAGCCGCAAAACTTTCTCCGCGAAGAGGTCGCTCACTATGCGCCGATCCCCGACCCGCTCGCCCAATACCGGGGCATGTCATGGCTGACCCCGGTCGTCCGCGAAGTGATGGCCGACAGTGGCTGGCGCGACCACAAGATCAAGTTTCTGGAGCATGGCGGCGTGCCGCCAGTGTTCTTCAAGGTCGACCCACAGTCGATGACCGAGGATCAACTCGTGGCGTTTGCGGATAAGTACCGTGCTGCCGCCGAAGGCGCCGGGAATGCATATCGCTCAATTTTCATGCGTGCTGCCATCGACCCGATCCCGCTCGGCGCCAACATCCAGCAGATGGACTTCAAGGTCGTACAGGGTGCCGGCGAAACCAGAATCGCGGCCGCGGCCGGGGTACCGCCGACGGTCGTCGGACTGAGCGAGGGATTGCAGGGCTCATCGTTGAACGCCGGCAACTTTGGGGAGGCGATGCGGAACTTCGCCGACCTGACGATGCGGCCGTTGTGGCGGAACGCCGCCGGGTCTCTGTCAACGATCATCGACATTCCTTCGGGCTCGGAGCTCTGGTACGACGACCGCGATATCCCCGCGTTGCAGGAAGATGTGAAAGAGGCGGCCGAAGTGCTCGAGTCAAACATGCGGTCAATTAAGGCAGGTGCAGAGGCAGGCTTCGATACGGACTCGGTCGTCGATGCCGTCACAAGTGGTGATCTGAAGCGGCTGAAGCACACTGGGCTTCTCAGCGTGCAATTGCAGGAGCCCGGATCGCAGAACGGCAAGCCGACCGAGATCGAAGTTCCTAGCTAGCCGAAAACCTGCACATGCCGTATTCGGTGAGCAAGGACGCCGAGGCATGTTCTACGAGCCGACCGTGGGCGGTCAAAAACTCCGAGACAGGGAAGCTCCATGGTTGCCACGCCTCCAAGCAGCAGGCGCAGAAGCAGCAGGCGGCGTTGTACGTGCATGTTCCTGAGGCAGCTAGCCGAAAACCTAGAGAGCAGCAGTGGAGACTCTGATGAGAAAGAAGGTGGTGAGGTTGGGATGAGCGTCGAGTTGTTCCGCGCACAGTGGACGGCGGCGTTCATTTGAGCGTGCTCAACGATCTCCCCGATTCCAGCTTCCTGCATGTCGAAGGCGGGGGCAAAAAGGACGAGGATGGAAAGACCGTCCCTCGCACCTTGCGTCATTTCCCGTACAAGGATGCGAACGGAAACGTTGATTTGCCGCACCTCAGGAACGCGCTCGCCCGGATCCCGCAGTCTAGTCTCGCGGCTGATTTGAAGAGCAGACTGACCTCCAAGGCGCAGGGCATCCTTGAGAAGCAGTCGGCCCGCAGCACCATTTTTACGGATTCGTTTGTGCGCGCGGCCAGTTTCGACTTCGACCTACAGCGGACCAAAGGTAATGGCAAGGCGATCATGTCCGGTCGCCTCGCCAGCTTCGGCGACTGGACGGAGATCGATTCTCCGTTCGAGGGTCATTTCATGGAACGGATCGCGCCGGGGGCTTTCGCAAAGACGATCCAAGAGAACGGGCAGAAGCTGAAGGTGCTGTTCCAGCATGGCCTCGATCCGGCGATCGGCAAAAAGCCGCTCGGGCGCATCCTTGATCTAGCCGAGGATGCTCAAGGCGTGCGCTACGAAGTCGAGTTGCTGGATGCGCCCTACGTCGATGATCTGATTCCCGGTCTTGAGGCTGGCCTCTATGGGACCTCGTTTCGGGCTCGGGACATCAAGAACGACGAGACGCGCTGGCCGAAGCGCTCCGACTTCAACCCGAAGCGTCTGCCGGAAGTGACCCGGCTCGAATTGGAGATGAAGGAGTTCGGGCCAGTCACCTTTCCCGCCTACGCCGATACGACCGCGCGCATGCGTTCGATGACCGATGAGTTCATGTTGCCTGGGCTGCGCGAGTTGATCGCAGCGCTCAGGCCCGAAGATGTTGAACGAGCCGCAGCACTCACCGAGCCGGAGCCGGAGCCGGAGGAAGAGACGCCGGAGTCCACTCCCGCACCAGAAGTGAGCCGCAGCACTCGGCCACGCCACGACTACTTGGAAGGAAAGGAGGAGAAACCATCGTGGCATCTGTAGAGAAAGAGACCGACGACAGCGGCGAGCGCTCTCGCTCAATTGAAGAACTCGACGCGGAGATCGAGCAGCGCAAGGAACGTCTGCGCCAGATCGACACGGAATACGTCGGCAAGCGGTTCTCGGCCGAGAGCAAAGACGAATGGAACAGGCTCAATAGCGAGGTGGACGAACTCGAGGAAAGCAAGCGCGAGCTCGTCGTCCGCAGCGATCGGCTGCGCGTACTTGCCGAGAAGGACGAGCATGTCGAGAAGGTGGTCGATCCGTTCCAGGTGCAGAAGCCTCGCCCTGAGAACATCTTCGACCTCTCTTCGATCCGGCGTGACTTCAATGATCCCTCCGTCGAGGGGCGGGAGCTTCGCGACCGGGCGAAGATGCTGATCGAGCGGAGCCAGTTCCCGCACGAGCGGACCCGCCGCGAGGAGATCCAGGGGCATCTCGAGGTGCTGGTGGAAGGAGAGGAGAACGAGGCGCGGATTGCCCGTCACCTCATGTACACCGGCTCGCCGGAATACCGGCGTGCATTCACGAAGTATCTGGCGAACCAGCCGCGCTCGCCGCGGGAAGAGGACATGCTTCAGCGTGCCGCATCGCTGACGACCACAGCCGGCGGGTTCGCGGTCCCCTTCGTCTTGGATCCGAGCGTGATCCCAACCTCGAACGGAGCGATCAACCCATACCGCTCAGTTGCGAGTGTCGCTTCGATCAGCGTCGACGAATGGCGCGGTGTGAGCTCGGACGGGATCACGGCGGCGTTCCAGGCCGAGGCGGCAGCTGTTACCGATGCCGCCCCGACGCTGGCTCAGCCGACCGTCTCGACGGAGATGGCACGCGCGTTCGTGCCGTTCTCGATCGAGATTGGGCAGGACTGGGGCAGCTTCGCCTCCGAGATGGCGGCGATGCTCTCCGATGCGAAGGACGTGCTTGAGGCGAGCAAGTTCGCGCTCGGCTCGGGCACGAACGAGCCGTTCGGCGTGATCACCGGCGCAACGACCGTCTACACGGCGGCAAACAGCACTTCGCTGGTGGTCGCCGATGTCTACGGAGTACACAACGCGCTTCCGCCGCGGTTCCGCTCAAGGGCGAGCTGGACGTTGAACAACGCGACCGCCGATCGGATCCGCCAGCTTGATACGGCTGGCGGCGCGAACCTGTGGGTGCAGAACCTTCAGCTTCGCTCGGCGGCACAGGCGAGCACGATGACGGACGGCCGCATGGGAGCCGACCTGCTCGGCAAACCTGCCTACGAGGCAACCGCGCAGTCGGGAACGTTCACGACCGGCGAAAAGATCGGGGTGATCGGTGACTTCAACTATTACAAGATCATCGACCGGATCGGAATGACGATCGAAACGATCCCGCACATCTTCGGAGCCGCACAAGGCAATCTTCCGACAGGTCAGAGAGGCTTGTTTGCTTACTGGAGGGTGGGCGCAAAAGTGCTGCATGCCAATGCCTTCCGAGTCCTGAAGCTGGCCTGATCGCGATGGCAGAGAAGAAAGCCAAGCAGGAGGAGATTCCGCAGACACCTTCCGGGCTTGCGCTCGAGAAAGTGGGGAATCTCGACGGTGAGGATGTCAAGCCTGCCGACACCGAGAAGGCGCTTGAGCATGGCGAGGCATATCAGGCCGAGAAGAAGAAGCATCGCTGGGGCTAACGGCGATGCAAGGGGAGCCAGTCCTCAGGGTGCTGGCTCCCCTCAACCCTGAGAGGAGAAGCAAATGCCACGAACAACGACAAGAAACCGCAACATGCTGGTAGCCCGCGAGGCGATCGTGATCAATGTCGGCGCACGCCCGGTCAAGTACGGACAGATCACTGTTCTCGACCGCAAGAGCGGCGAGCGCAAGACGATCGATAACCACAACCAGATCGTCGATGAGGGCGAAGACGGGATGCCCTACGCGTTCAAGGCGAATCAGCGGGTGAACAAGAACCATCCAGCCGTGAAGGAAAACCCGGATGCGTTCCTTCCCGCCGACGACGTAGACGAGGTCGACCAGGTCGCCGAGGTTTAGCCTCGGTGCAAACGGCTGATCGGGTCGCCGAGCTCGAAGCGGCGCTGGAACGGGAACGCGCCTACTTTCGCGAGATGATGACGGCGGTGCAGGCCGCCCGCATGTTCGACCGCTTCCATGCCTTCGACGCGATTAAAAACGATGCGTGCCCTACCTGCGGTGGCCGGGTGGCAGTTGAAGAAACATCAACGGCTGTCAGGTTGAAGGCGGTCCGGTGACCGACCTTCTCCTCATTTTGAACCCCCGTCGCATCGACGAATGCATCCAATCACTCCGCGAGCTCGATATCGACCGATTATGGATCAGAAACATGAGCGAGCTGGAAATCGATGAGCGGTGGCCAGAAGTTCTCGAAGCCGCCGCTGGCTACGACCGGTTGATCATCGTCGGCGACGACACGATTGCTCGTCCCCACGCGCTAAAGGCAGTGAGGGCGCTGCTGGACGAGGGGCATCCGGTCGTGACGGGATACGGCAACCTGGACATGAACGACTGGCGGGTGAATCTGAACAAGGCGCCGCTCGCCGACCAGTCAATAGCCGACAGTTATGACTTCTACACGCTCGGCGAAGTCCTGGCGTGGCCCGAACCAGCGGTTCCAACAACGGTCTGCGGGTTCTCGCTTACCGGCATGTCCTACGAGTTGTGGGAGCGTTTCCCGTTCCAGGCTCATCTCGGCTCCGATTTCAGTCTCTCGAAACGCCTTACGGGGGTTGGCATTCCAATGATCGGCGCCAGGGAAGGGTTTATCTGGCACGTCAAAGAATTGTGGAATCGTCGCGACCAGGAACCGCGCAAGCGACTGCTGGTAGGCGAGGAGCCCGCGGCTATCGAGCTTGAGCGATGACTACCCGGCAGTTCCCGAAGAAGAAACTTCGTGGCACAGTCGCGTTTTTCACTGGCGATCCCAGCATCCGCTTCAACGACTCCGTCCGCAGCTTCCAGGCAATGCTGTCGGAGATGCGAAACGACGACATCAGCGTCGGCATGTTCAGCGGCGTCAACGTCACCGGCAACCTCAACGAGGCTGTCGCGAAGATGAAAGGCGACTGGCTCTGGCAGACCGCCGACGATCATGTCTGGGAACCGAACATCATCTATCGCCTCGAAGCCCACAACGTCGACATCGTTGCACCTCACTGCCTGAAACGCACTCCAGGTTATGAGCCGGTCATCTATGGGAGCTCAAACGGCGATATTCACTCGCTTGCCCAAATCCCCAGAGAAGGACTGTTCGAAGTCCACGCCGCTGGTACAGCCGGAATGCTGATCCGCAAGCACGTCTTCGACGAAATCGGAGAGCCGTGGTTTGAGACCTACGGCAAGCAGAACGAGGACCTGATGTTCTGCCGCAAGCTCAGAGAGCATGGGTTCAAGATTTGGTGCGATCCGACGATCCTGCTCGGGCACATCGCCCTCACTTGCGTTTGGCCGACATGGATCGAAGGCCGAGGCTGGGGCATTGACTTTGATCTTGGCGCTGGCGATGTAGAGCAGCGGGTAATCATGGGCCGGGTCGGGAACAGCTTGACGCCCAGCTAGCCGAAAAGCTTAGGGATGAGACCAGCGCTCGCTCTGGTCGCTGTACTTCTCCCCTTCCTCATCTCAGGGCAGGCTTTCGGAAACCCTGACCCGTTCAGTTGCGCCGGCTACCCGGAAGCACGCATCTTCCTGGAATCGCAGTCAGGCTGGTCGAACAATGAGACCGACAGCTATGGGCAGGCCGAGCATGTTCACTCCGGGGCGTGTTTCCCGCTTTACCAGACCGTTCAGGGATCGTTTCAGCTTGACATTGTCTCCAAGCTTCATAACGCGCAGGATGGAAACCGGATGCTCAGGTTCGTGCGGGTTCAGGATGCGTCGAACACGCTCGTTACAAGGGAGCCGCGGCAGGTCTGCGATATGGCTGATTGTACGTTCGTCAACTCGATCACCGTCCCGGATCTTGCGACGGGGATGCATGAGCTTCGAATTCATTCGGAGATCCGTCCTGGGATCGTCTCGCGGCCGAAGAGCCTGGCGACAAACGGCTGGCAGGTGTGTGTTCGTTCCTGCTCTCCGAACCTGACACAGGCCACAAGTACACCCGAGGGGCGGGGCTGGTATGAGACGGCTTCAGGAAGCGTTAAGGGCTACATTAACGGCCGTTTTACCTCCCAGTCGGAGTTTCCGTTCCAGGCTGTCTCCGGTCTTTGGGTGCCGCCTGTGCGGATTCTTCAGGGTGCTGGCGACGAGAGGGTTGATCGGTCGTTTGCCTCGGTTGATCCGCACTTCCATGCCGTCCCGGAGAGCCCAGGCATGATCGTGCTGGATCAGGCTGGGACGTTTACCGGGCGTCTCTCGATCGACACAACTAGACTCGCGGATGGTCCACATGTCCTGATGTTGAGGGCGTATTCGTCAGGGCAGTTCATGGGTCAATTGTGGGGGTCGCTGGTGATTCCGTTCACGGTCGCTAATGGAACATCACCATCACCACCACCGCCGCCTCCTCCGCCTCCGCCTCCGCCGCCAGAGCCGCCGCCCCCGTCTCCATCTCCGCCTCCACCGCCGCAGTGTTACGACGGTATCGACAACGATGGAGATGGATTTAGTGACCGCGACGATGCTTCGTGTGCGGCGGCGGTCGAGTAGTAGCTAGCCGAAAACCTCTCTGATGGCGAACTTCGTCTTCAACGTCGCGAAAGGACAGATCGGCGAAATCCTAAGGCGCGTCGACACGAACGATCCGATCAACTCGGCGATCATCCTCGTCCCTCTCTCAGCCTCAGGCACAGAAGCACAGGGCCAGGATCTCGACACGCTAGCGGCGGTGGAGGCGGACGCGAACTTCGCCGAGCAGACCCTCGGCGGCTGGGTCCGCAAAACGCTGACGGACGCGAACTTCGCAGTGACCGATTACGAAGCCGATGATACGAACAACCGATTCGATTGCGCGGTTCCGTCGGTGACGTGGACAGGACCGACAGCCGGGAATAACACGACGGGACTCTTGGTCTGCTACGACAGCGACACGACCACCGGGACCGACTCGAACATCATTCCGCTCACCCACCATGATTTCGTGGTGACGGCGGATGGCAACGACGTGATATTGAATGCGGGCGATTTCCTGCGTGCGTCCTAAATGGACGCGCAGTACGTCACCAGAAACACAGTTTTCGCCGCCACCGCCGGCGCGAAAACCGTCCTGAAACTCATCACTCCAACCAGCTTCTACATCGTTCTCGAACTCTTGGAGCTTTCAATGGATGGTGTGACGAGTTCGGCGGTCCCGGCGATCGTCGACATTTTCACTTCCGACGAAACGACTGCTGGCACTGGGGTGGGGACCGCCGTGACGACGCAGGTGGCGGGGAAAACGCAGGCGCATGGATTGACGGTCGGGCAGAACTTCAGCGCCGAAGGCACGACCTACACGGTGATCAAGAGCCTATTCGTGCCGCAATTCATGGGTGTGTATTCGTACCAGTGGCCGTTGGGGCTCGAATATGCGTCGCCTTCTGATGCTGCCGATTCGATTGGTGCCCGCATCAACGTGACCGCGAACGTGAACGTCCTGTGTTCGCTCCATTGGAGGCGCGGATGAGCTACCGGGTCGTCTATCAGCGGCAGCGTCCTAGCGAGGATGGTCAGGGTTGGGAGCCGTTTATGTGGTCGGCCGAGTATGCGTCTAAGGAGGAGGCGATGCGGCAGGCTGCCTATGACATCGGGGAGGGCACAGTCCAGCATGTTGAGGACGAGGACGGAGGCAAGGTTGCGGGGCGCCAGGAGCTTCGGAAGCATGCGAGGGCTTGCCTCGAGGAGGGGCTTCCGGCTTTTGTTGCGAGGGGAGATGCATGAATGGCCCGCTTCCGTCGGGAGTAGAGAGTGTCCTTTCAAGAAGCGGGCCGTTAGGGAGTTTAGTCGGATTCTGCGGAGAAGGGGGTAAGAACGATGTCGCCTGAGACTCTCGAAGGCGGAACAGCGCAGACGAAGCACAAGACCGCCGATGAGTCGAATTCGACGACCACACTTGATGATGTCGATGATCTGTTTTTCGATGTCGAGGCGAATATGGAGTACAGCTACGACTTCGTTGTCCCGTACAAGATCGCGGCTGGTGCTGGGGGGTTGGGTCTTGCGTTGTCTTGCCCGACCCTAACTGCTCCGGCCTATATCGCATACGAGGCACACATCCCTACTGGCCTCGATGGGACCACCGGACTATATCGAGGACCTGGGACTGCAAGCGACGATGCCATACAGGCTTCTGGTGCGCCTTCGGCAAATACTGTCTATGTTGCTCGAATATTCGGAGTTCTCAAGAATGGTTCTAACTCTGGCCAATTGAAGCTCCGCTTCAAGAGCGCGAGTGCTGGTAATGCCGCGACGATCATGGAAGGCGCTTTCGGCACCCTCTATCCGCAACCGGTGTGAGGTAACACGTGGGCTTGTACGAGCGTCTTCTCGGCACCGAGGAACCACCAATCGACATACATCAGTTCTACGGCATGATGGCCGACCGGCGCCGCAACAAAATCACGAGCCAACAGATCATCGATCACTTCGCGCTTGATGCCACGGCGCAGAGCGAATTGGCGACACTCGTTACGCGCATGAGCAAGAATCTCGTGACCGCGTTGGAAATCCACGAGGTGCTGATGGCTGGCCAGGCGGGTGCCGTTCCGTATGACACGGTCGCTGAAGTAAAGACACGCTTCGGGGTCTAACCCATGCCCGGCTGCAAGGTCGGGATCATCACCGCCCCGACAACTGATGGAGCAACCATCACCGAAACACTGCCCGCCGGGTTTCAGCTCAAGGCGCTGATGCTCGCAGCCTCATACAACACAGCCGACGGCCACGTAGCAGGCCACGCCAGGTTCTCGTTCGGCATCGCCTCCCTCGACGGTGGCTCGATTCAACAGGGTGGACAGCTGATCCACCAAGACGACGGCACCGCCTCCTCGCAAACAGCGAATGGCGTCTTCACGACCGCAACGCTGAGGCAGAACCTGAACGGCACGACCACGACCTCCGAGATGGAAGTCGACGTGACCGACATGCAGAGCGAGCAATTCACGCTCACGTTCACGACTGCGCCAGCCTCGGCGATCAAGCTCATCTACATGGCGTTCCAGGTCGCCAAAGCCCGCGTCGTCCCGAAGACGCACACGACGACATCGCCGGAAACTATCGAGGCTCCAGCTGGTTGGGGTCAGCCGGACCTCGTACTCGGAACACACGGCGGCGCGCAGCTCAACGGCTTCTCCGACTCGTCGCTGACGAACGCGCATATGCCGTTGGGCGTCGCCGTTTCGGATACGGTCAGGCAATGCTCGCTGTTCGCGATGCGCGACGCGCAGACCGCCTCTAACTCTGCCCGCTGGCAGAAGCAGCGGTTCATGCTCGGCTCATCGAACAATGCAATGACCTACGAGGCCGACCTGGACATACAGGCGAACTGGCCCGCCGACGGAATCCAGATCGTCAAGCCCGACCTGAACCCGAACGGAATGGGCGGCGTCTACCTGTTCATCCAAGACCCTGATCTACAAGTCGCGATGGGCGTGGGGACGATCCGCACCACAGTCGGCGACACCGACCACGCGGCCGGGTTTGCACCCGCTGGCGCCTTGGTGTTCGGTAGCAACATCGCCGCCAGCACCACGCTCGGTGCTGCGGACGCGGACGGCTACGAGTTCCAGATCGGGATGACCGACGGGGTCACCGATTGCATGGTCGGCATCCTCGACGACGACGCCGCGCTCGACATGAATACGCATACGCTGTTCCACTCAACGAAAGGGCTTCGCTACTACACGCCAGTCACGCCGACCTTGGTGTCCGAAGCCGACCTATCGTTCAGCGGCAACAACCTGCGTGTCTCAACGACGGATGCGGATACGGTTGCCCGCGAATACGTCTGGGTCGTCATCGGCCCACCACCTGCTGCGCCGGTCGTGAACCCACCGAGACCGACAATCGTGGCTGACGCGGTAATGAGGTCGTACACGCGATGAGACGCCTCGGCCGTTCCCAGCGATTCAGACCGATCATCCTCCACGGCTTTGTCGGCGGACCGCAGACCGTCACGCTCATCCCGGCCGTTGAGACCGACGCGGCTCAGCCGATCTCCTTCACCAAGCCGATCCTGAAAACGCTCAGTGTCGCGGCAGAAACCGATGCCGCCCAAACACTCAACATCGACAAACAAAAGACGCTGGCAGTAGCCGTTGAAACCGACGCCGCGCAGTCCCTCAACATCAACAAATCCATCACCATCACGGCCGCTGTTGAAACCGACGCGGCGCAGACGCTGTCGATCACCCACCCGGTCATCCGAACGTTGACGCCAGCAGTCGAAACGGACGCCTCTCAACCACTCGACATCGACAAGCAGAAGACACTCGCCGCTGCCAGCGAAACCAACGAAGCCCAGCAGCTCAACATTGATAAAGCCAAGAACCTCTCTGCCGCAGCCGAGACAGACGCATCGCAACAATTGAGCTTCGTCAAACCGATCGTCAAGACGCTCACCGCCGCGACGGAGATCGATAGCGCTCAGACATTGAGCATTGGCGGGCCAAAAACACTCACTCCCGCCACCGAAACAGACACCGCCCAGCCGCTCAGCTACGTCAAGCCGATCCGCAAGACGCTGACGGCTGCGATCCAAACCGAAACCGCCCAGCAAGTCTCGATCGCCAAGGCGAGGACATTGGCTGTCGCGCTCGAGGCGAATGCGGCGCAGGCGCTGACGAAGCGCAAGTTCAAGACGCTCACGCCTGCGACCGAAACAGATGTCGCTCAGCCGCTCGCAATTCCGCAACGGAAGACGCTGACGCCGGCGACAGAGCTCGATGTCGCAATTGCGCTGAACGTCACCGGGCAGGTGATCCCCGGCGTTGTTGCCGTCACGAACGGCGGTGTCTCTGCCGTCACGGCAGGCATCGCCGTTGGGGCCACCGTGAGCGCCGTAGACGCGACGGGAGCAGTAGCCGCAGCCTCGGCATCATCCAACGGCACCGTGTCCGCAGAGGCCATTACAGGCGCCGATGTGGCCGTAGTCGACACTCTCAGCTAGCCGAAAATCAAACCGTGGCGAACGTCGAGACCGTCAACGTCGGTGACCGCGCCGTTCCGCAATGGACCTGGACGGTCGGAGGCAGCCCGACCGACCCGAGCCAGATCGTCGTCAAACAGCAGGATGCCGACGGCGTCGAATCGACGATCACGACTGCGAGCTCTCCCGCCACACTCACAAGCTCCTCAACTCCACTGGCCCGCGTCTCAGCTGGCGTCTTCAAACTCAACCCCGGAATCTCACTCACCAAATCCGGCTACTGGACCTTCCGCGCCGAAGGAACCGGAACTGCCGAAGCCGCCCCACCCGACTTCGTCTACAAAGTCCTCCCCTCCGAATTCCAAGCCAACGCCGGACTCGAAGCATGGGCACTCGTCGGCCTCCAAGAAACCAAAGACTGGCTACAGCAACAAAACATCGAGGTCGGAGACGAACTCGAGCTCGTCGCCCGCATCAACGACATCTCAGACCGCTTCCACGAAGAAGCAGGCCGCGAATTTAAGACCGTCGGTACGAATCCGCAAACCCGCTACTTCGACGCCGACGCCTCAGCCACCCGAGGCCGCACCGTCCACGTCGGCGATCTCACCTCGTTCACGCAGGTTCAGATCCTCGACCACGACCTGAACGTCCAGGAAACCGTCGCGTCCGGCGACATCATCAGCCTGCCCCGCAACCGCCGAACCTGGGAGCCGATCCGGCGGCTCAGATTCACCCGCGACGTGACAAGCGTCCGAGGCGACTATGTCGTATCCGTAGCTGGCACTTGGGGATTCCCCGCCGTGCCTGGCACCGTCCGCCAAGCGATCCTCGATGCGGTCGCATCGGTGATGAATAGAGATGTCGAGCACTATAGGACCGATCTCGGCCCAACCACAGGCGGCGAAGGACAAAACGTCATCGTCTTCGCCGGCAGACAACAACTCCTCTCCCTACCCCCCGCCACGCTCGCCGTCGCCCGTGCCTACCAAGACCCCCTCGTCGCGTGAACAACAACGCGAAGCCTGGTTCCAATACCTCGAGGTCTGCATGAGAGCCCGCGAACACAGCCTGCGACGCTACGAACGAGTCGAACCCCTCGCCTGGTGGCGGCTACAAAAACAACTCGGCAAGAAAGCCGCTTGATGCCGCCCAAATCCCGGATCAAGCTTGAGTCCCGGTTCCCCGCCGTGAAGGAGGCAGCCTGGGACACCGTTCGCCATGCCAGAGACCGAGCACTCAACGACGGCGAAGCCGAAGCAAAACGACGGATGGAACGCTCGCAACACGACCTCGATCCCGGCGTGGTGCAGCAGGAGAAGCGCGGGTTCCAATCTGGCGCCGTTTTCATCCCGGCGGAGAAATGGCACTATCGCTTTCTCGAGTACGGGACCGTCTATATCCAGGCGACACCGTTCATGCGCCCCGCTCACCGCAAGATGCGAAAAACGTTCAAGGACGAGATGGGTGAGCAATTCGAGAAATTCGTGCGCCGTCGCGTGAGATTCCGATGACCGGCGCTCTCCTCGCCCTCGTCCTGATCCTCAGCGTCCTCTTCGGCGGAATCGCCCTCGTCGTCTTCTACGAACTCGCCGCACTCCGTAACAAAGCCGACGACGTATTCACTATCTCCACCTATTGGGCGAGGCTCCATAAGGGCAGAATCGGGCTCCTGGCAGTTCTGGGAGGCATCCTGACCGTGCTGTACGTGTTCCTGATGGGCGACCTCGTCTTCGAGGCGTGGTGAGCTGTGATCCCCGGCTACGTCTGGGCCGTCCCAATGCGGATCATCCGCTGGAAGGACGGCGACACCTGCGAGGGATATTGCGACAAAGGCTGGCGCGACTTCACCGACCGTGAAGGCGTCCGGCTACTAAATCTCTGGTGCGCCGAAATGAACGAACGCGGCGGACCCGAAGCGAAAGCCCACGCGGAACAACTCGCCCCGCCCGGCTCCGTCGTCGTCCTCCACTCGAAAGCGCTCACGAAAGGAGCGCAATGGGCCTCGGCGCAAATGTCGCTTGAGCGAACCCTCGGCGACATCCGCCTACTTGACGGCTCCGACTTCGCCTCACGAATGATCATGGACGGTTTCGGGTTCCGCACCGAACCAGAACTAAAGGCATGGCTGAACGCGGTGACGGTCCCATGACCCTCCCCGAAGACCTCCTCACCGACTGGCTCATCAGCTACCTCGAAGCCGACACAACACTCACCGCAATGCTCAACGGAGCAGAAGGACAGACAGTCGCACCCGAAGTGATCTGGGACCGACTCGCCTCACCATTCGTCCGCATCGACAGACTCGACGGCGACGACCTCATGGTCATCGGACTCCACCGCATCTGGTCCGACACCACCTACCACGTCCGCGGAGTCCAACACTGGAAAGGCTCAGGCAGACCCGACCGCACCGACGTCAACGCGATCGGCGCCCGCATCGACACACTCCTCCATGACCATGAGGAAACCACCGCCACCCTGGAGGTTCATTCGTTCAGGGAAGAGCCTGAGCCTCTGCCAGCGGTCACGGAGGCAAACGGTGAGCTCTGGTTGCAAAGCGGCGGAATTTTCCGGCTCAGGGCACGGGCGCTTTGAGTCGCTCAGCGCCTGTACGACGACTCTAGGCTTCGCTCAAGCCGATACTCGACTTCAGCATTGAATGAGCGGCCATTTTCCTTACCCGCTACTCGAAGTCGATCTTTCAAATCTGGATCGATGCGAAGATTGATAGCAACGATTGAACGGCCACGTTTCTTGATCGGAGTATGAGGCACACCACGATGTCCGAGGTCGCCTTCGGATAGGTGACGTCGGAGATGGGCAGCGCTAGATGCGAAAACTTCAAGGTTCCCAAAGCTGTCATCGCTGGGATCGCCATTGCGATGGTGGACTATTTCGCTTTCGGTCAAGGTGCGCCCTAGCTTGATTGCTGCGATGAGACGAGCACGATTGGTTGATCCGCCGCCTTGGAACCACACTCGCCAGCGATCATCGCCAAGTTTCCGAACGGCCTTTATACATCGGATTGGATCGGGATCAAGCTCTGAAAATCGCATGTCCTACGGGGAATGGTAGCGCTCCGGTCGGAGGACATCGTAGGACAAAGCGTTTTCGTGTTCGCTAGCCGAGCCACTAGCCGAAAAGCTCTACATGCCAGAAGTCGCCTCAATATTTTCAGGCGCCCAGATCGGCGCGGAAACCACCGCTGGCACTCAAGTTTCAGCATCCAAGCTTCTGAATTACCTGAGCCTTGAGCCGGGCATCACGATCAACTTTAACCGCTTCAAGCCGATGGGGCAATTGGTCGCGTCGGCGATCACGCCAGGTCAGGACTTCACCGAATGGGGCGTGTCGGGGGCGGGCACGTATTCGGAGCTCGTCTACCCATTCTGTTCGTTATTGGTGAACACGACGCCGACAACGGTGGAGACGACGGCACGCCGCTGGACGTTTACGCCGGCCGGCCGGTCGGAGGACACGATCAAGACGTTCACGGTCGAGTCGGGTTCGTCGACGCGGGCACAGAAGGCGACATACGTGCTGTTCAACGGGATGGAACTGACGTTCAATCGCACGGATGGCGTCACGCTGTCCGGGTCGGCGATCGGTCAGCAGATCCAGGACAACATCACGCTGACCGCGTCGCCGACGGCGATTGAGGACCGGCCGATCCTGCCCACTCACTTGGACGTGTGGATTGATGCGACGTCGGCTGGTCTTGGGACAACGAAAATGACCCGCGACTTCAACGCGGTGTTCCGTTGCAATGATCGCTGGGGTGCTGTCTGGCCGCTCAACTCGACGCTGTCCTCGTTCGCCGCGCATGTGAACTTAGAGCCGACTGTTCAGATCGAGTTGACGATGGCGGCGGATTCGCAGGGGATGGGGTTCTTGACGAACGCTCGTGCCGGGGACACGCGGTATATCCGATTGGGTGCGACGTCGACGGTGCTGGCTGGTACCACGCAGTTTTACGATCTGCGGGTAGACATGGCCGGGAAGATTAGCGCGATCAACGCGTTTGATGACCAGGATGGGATCAAGGTCCTGACCTATACGTTCGATGCGATCTATGACGCAGCTTGGGGCACCGGGAAGTATTTGGAAGTGCGGTTGACGAACCAGGTGTCGGCGCTGTGATCTGGCTCGCGCCTGGTGTGAACACGTTGCGGCGCCGCTGCATCTTCTCGATCAGGAGGGCACATGCCTGACAAGGATGAGAGCAAAGAGGCTGTGAAGGTTGAGGCTCCGGTGGAAGTGAAGGTTGCGGAGCGGAAGTCGGCGTCGAAGCCGATTGTGGCTGCTGATGGGCATGTGGTGTTGAGCCAGGAGGACATCAATGCCCGCGACTCCTAATCAGGTTCAGCGGCAGAAGATCGTTTCGCACACGGTCGATTTCGGCGACGGGGTCACGGTCGACTTCTCGTTTGATCGCAACAAGATCACAGACGCTTGGTTTGACCGCTGGGGGCAGCTGGAGAAGGAGCGGAGTTCCGGCGCGCTTAACGTCGTCCTCCATGACCTGTTGTTGGGCTGGGACATGGTCAACGACGATGGATCGCCATATCCCTTGACGCCTGAGAATTTGCGGATCTTCAGCATTCCTGACAAGGGTCTGATCGTCGAGGAGTTGATGAGGGCTGCGGTGCCGCAGAGGGCTGAGGGGGAAGGCTCAAGCGCTATCTCGTCTACTCCCAGCACGCCCTCTATGGAGCAGCCGGCGAGCCACCCGAATGGGCCGCAGCCTTCCCTGTCGCCCGCACCCTCGGAATCCCCGTCCCTGAAGTAGAAGCCGTGCCGCTCTTCTGGGTGGTAGCGGCGCAGATGTGGAACGAGGCGGAGGCGGCGGCGCAGAAGGCCGCTGAGGCGAGGCGCAACTAAATGGCGACCGTCGCGAAACTTGAGGCTGTCCTCAGCGCCGATACGACGCGGTTCGATTCCGCGATGGCGCGCTCCCAGGGTCAGATGGAGGGCGCGAAGCGGATCATCACCGGCGCGGCGCTGGGGATCGCTGGCGGGGTCGGGTTCCTTGGTGTGAAGGCTGTTTCGGCGGCTGCTGATTTCGAGGCTGGGCTGAACAAGATGCAGGCGGTCTCGGGTGCGACGAACGAGCAGATGAAGGAGATCTCGAAGACGGCGATCAAGCTCGGGAATGACACGAAGCTTCCGGGTACATCGGCGAAGGACGCGGCCGAGGCAATGACCGAGCTGGCGAAGTCTGGTTTGAACGTGGATCAGACGATGAAAGCAGTGCGGTCGACGTTGGTGTTGTCTGCTGCTTCGGGCGTGTCGAACGCTCGAGCGGCCGAGATCGCCTCCAATGCCCTCAATGCGTTCGGCCTGGATGCATCGAAGACGGGCCGGGTCGTTGATTTCCTCGCCAATGCTGCGAACGCTTCATCGATTGAGATCGAAGACGCAGCCGATGCGATGAAGATGGCCGGCGCCGTCTTCTCGGGCTTTCAGGGTCCCGCCGTCGGTGCCGAGCAGGCGTTGAAGGATCTGAATACGGCGGTGGCGATCCTCGGCAACGCGGGGATCAAGGGATCGGATGCTGGCACGGCGCTGAAGCAGATGCTGTTGCAGTTGACCGGCCCTAGCGATAAGGCGAAGGGTGCGATGCGCGCCTTGTACGTAGAGGCGATGAATCCGGCCGCCGCGAGCTCGGAGAATCTCACGAAGGCGTTGCAGGGCGGCAAGGACGCTTCGGAGGCGCTCTCGTCGATCTCGAAGCAAGCGGGTGCGTCGGTGCAGGCTGGCGGCGATATCGCGTTCGACGCGGCCGGGAAGATGCGTCCCCTGAAAGAAATCATCGACCTTGTTGCTGCCGGGACGAAGACCATGACGCAGGAGCAGCGGTCCGCCTACATCACGATGATCTTCGGCGCCGACGCCTCACGGGCGGTGATCGCGTTGATGCGTCAGCAGGGTGAAGGCTGGGACACGATGGCCGAGAAGATCGGCAAGGCCGGGGCGGCGGAGGAGCTGGCGGCGGCGAAGATGAAGGGTTTGCGTGGTGCCCAGGAGGCGTTGCGTTCCTCGTTGGATACGTTGGCGATCACGTTCGGGCTCGTGCTGCTGCCGTACGTGCAAAGCGCGACACAGGCGCTGACGAACATGACCGGATTCATCGCGGAGCATCAGTCTGCGGCGATCGCCGTTACCGGCGTGCTGTTTACGCTCGCCGCGTTGTATCTGACGACACGGGCGAACATCATGCTCGTTACTGCCGCGCAGAATCTCGGGACGCTTGCCCATAACGCGTTTGCACTCGCTACGGGTCGTGCGACGGCAGCTCAACTCGGATTGAACACGGCAATGCGCGCGAACATCATTGGCGCGATCATCACCGCCCTCCAACTACTTGTTGTGGGAGTAGTCATCGCCTACCAGAAATCGGAGACATTCCGGAACATTGTCGACGGTTTGTGGGGCGCGTTGCAGACGTTCTTCGGAGTTCTCAAAGCGGTAGCGGGCTGGATCATCGAGAACGCAGCGCGTGTCGGCGGATTACTTGAGGCGATCTTTCGTGTCACCCCGCTCGGTGTCTTGATCACTCGGCTGGATGATGTGTTTGGGCTTTTGCGCCGGTTCGCGACTTGGGTTATCGAGAACGGCGGCAAGATCCTCGATCCACTCATTGATGGGTTCCGCGCATTGGCACGGTGGATTGGGGAAGTCATCGACGGAATCAAGTGGCTAATCGCGAAGATTCCTTCGCTTCCGAAGCTGCCGGACATCAATCCGTTCGGCGGTGACGTCAGGGATCCGAGGATGATGCTGCCGCCGCAGGGGCCAGTTGGCGCTGGCCGCGCGGATGTCTCTCCAGCGCTGTGGGATGAACTCTCAGGTGCCCAACGGTTCGGGTTGGTGCTGACTAGCGGTTACCGCCCCGGCGCGATCACACGGTCAGGGACACGCTCAGACCACTCGTACTATCCGTCGAAGGCGATTGATGTTACCGGGTCGGCGGGAGCGATGGCGCGGTTCTTCACCTGGCTGATCGGCAACAGGGGTGTGAAGCAGGCGTTCTATGACCCGCTGGGTTCGATCTTCGGCGGTGTCCTCTCAAGCTACCGCGAGGGCGGCCACTCAGACCATGTGCATGTGGCGACGTATGACCGCGGCGGGTTCCTTCGCCCGGGGTGGAACCTGGCGTATAACGGTTTGGGACGGCCGGAGCCTGTCGGGGTGGGCAACATCACGATCCCGGTGTCGATCGGCGGGGAGCATGTTGCGACGGTCGTGTTCGACATGCTGCGACGGAAGGCGCAGGTGTTTGAGCGGAACAATCAGCGTCCAGCGTTCGGGGCTAGCTGATGGCGAAGTACACGCCGCAGACGTGGACTGATGGTGTTTCGAGCGCGTCGGCTGCGCGGATGACCGTGATCGAGAACGGTATCCGCGAGGCGTCAATGGGCCGCTCAACGACGTTCCCCACCAGCCCGGTCGATGGTGATATCCATGTTTACCCGGCGGATACAACGAACGGTGTGATGTGGATGTTCATGTATCGGTCTGTGCCGAACGATTGGGAATTCATTGGTGGGTCGCCGCTATTTGCCGAAGTGACGACAGATGAAAGTACGACTTCTACATCTTATGCGGCCTTGGCTACCGCAGGTCCATCAATTGCACTGCCGTTTGTGGGAGATTATATGGTGGAAATTGGCTGTCACTCATATAACAGTGGTTCCGCGCAGAATTCCATGAGTTATGACATAGGAGCAACAGCCGCTGCCGATGTTGACCGAGTCCTTCCGCAAGTGAGTGCAGGAGGGCAAATCTATGTAGCTTCACGGCCTAGAAGAAAGACAGGGCTAACGGCCGTCACGCTAACAGCCAAATACAAAACTAGTGCCGGTACGGCTCAATTCCTGAATCGCTGGATGCGGGTTGTACCCATCCGCCATACCCCATAAATGGCAACAGTCGGAACGAAACTGACGATTCCGTTTACGGTCGGGGCATCACAGATCGTCGGGCAAGGAAATCACCCAGAATTATGGGTGCTCTACTCGATCGATGACGCGTCCGACACAGATCCGCTTTGGCAAGATGCAACATCCAAGATCCGCGCATGGGCCACGTCACGCGGCCGTAATACCGAGCTTGAGGAAATCGATGCTGGCACTGCCACGATCACGCTCGATAACCGCACGCGAACCTTCGATCCTGTAGCGAACACGGCGATCCGACCAATGAACCGCTGGTGGATTCGCGAGCAGTTCAGCGGAGAAACCCAAGACATGTTTAAGGGGTATGCCGATTCATACGATCAACAATGGCCAGCTCCAGTCGGCGATGCGCTCGCGGTGGTCTCATGTACCGATGAGTTCAAAGTGCTGGCACTAGACAGGTTGCCGACAACTGACCCTCCAAGGGATAACTACGCAGATATGGTCATGTTCGATCAGCCGACAGGCTACTGGCGCATGAACGATGATGCCGAAACATTGCAGGCAGCCTCGACGATAGGGCCGTCGCTGGCGGCACCAGTTAGCGGTGTGAGCCAAGACACCGATTCAGCAATTATCGGCGACCCTGGTTCGGCATTACAAACAAGCGGCACAGAATATCTATTCCATACTGTCGAAGCTGGTGATACAGGCGATGTGGCTGGCTTGGGAGAGTTCACCGTCGAGACATGGTTCATGAACGATTCGAACGCCTACCCGGCCGCGACGACCGACATCATCACTGGGCCCACACAAGGCGGAGGGCAAATCACCTATCAGCTTCGTCATCTCTCGTCAGGGGTTCTCGAGATCGCAGCCCGTAACTCTGGCGGCTCGACCATAACCGCTACGTCATCCTCAATCATCTTGCAACAGTGGCATCACGTCGTTGGGACCATAACTGGCGGTAGTCTGCGTCTATATCTCAACGGTGCGCAGGTTGCCGCAAACGCATGGACTGGAACATTCGGAGCTGTTGATGCCGGCAGCCAATTCATTGTTGGCGATAATGGTGGAACAAGCGTCACCATTGGGCATGATGAGGTTGCGTTCTATCGTTATGGATTGAGCGCATCCCGAATTACCGCGCACTACGTCGCTGGGACACAGCGCGGTTTTCAAACTCAACAATCTGGGGCACGCATCGGAGCGATCCTTGATGCCATCGACTCGCAAGCATCCCGGAGACTCGATGCGGGCGTTCGAACTATTTTCCCACGCTACATGATTGGGCAAGACGCGCTCGGAGAGATTCGTATGGCACTTCGATCCGATGACCCGGACTCTGTGTTGTTCGCAGCGAAGGACGGAACGCTCGTCTATCTCGATAATGACCATCGTTCCTCCAGTCCCTATAACACGATCCAACTGACGTTCGACGATGATGGAACAGACCTTCCCTATACCGAGATTGATCTTGATTACAGCGAGGCGTTCCTTGTAAATGACTGGAATGTCACTCGCACGGGCGGGTTGGTACAGACAGCTTCAGATGCTACGTCAATCAGCAGATATTTCAAACGGTCACAGTCGATCACTGATCTTCCTGTTACCAGCGATGCTGAGTCTTTGTCGGTTGCAAATGCGATGCTCGCAAAATACAAGGATCCAATGATCCGCATTACATCTTTGACAGTTACTACGCAACTACCGGACCTGGCGGAAGCGATTTTTCGCCGTGACATCGGAGACCGTATCCGTATTCTCCGTACACCGCCTGGTGGTGGCGCGAGGATCGACCAGACATCTTTCATCCAGAAGATTGACGCTAGCGGCTCAAACGATGGACAACCGTGGAAGTTTGTTTTCTCGGTGTCGCCGCTGTGAAGTGGCCCGCCCGGTAAGGAGGGGTTTAGTCACCTAACAAGGCGGGCCTAAGCGAGAGTGTAAACCAGCCGCACTTTCGAGCAGGAGTCGCGGACGTTCGCGACACGCCAGCGCATCCGCTTCCCAGGACCTCTCGCAAGCAGCGACACAGCTACCCCGCGCCCATACCACTCCGCGTAGTCACGGCCGTTCCGGGAACCCGACAACTCGCCGCCGTTCGCGAACACGCGCAACCGCTTCACTTTCGCGCTGACCGGGCGCGTCCAGAACGTCTCTCGCTCGCAGACGGTGGCGTTAATCGACTCACCGCCGGAAGCGAATGCCAATGCCGTGAAGGCGAGGGCGAGCATTGGTGGAGAGTACCTAGCCGAAAACCGAAGCTAGTGAAACTTGTCTCGCGTCAAGCATGGGGCGCGCGGGCGTCGAAGTCGGTGACGCCGCTGCCGAACCCGGACGAGCTCGTGTTCCACTACAGCGCCGCGAACGCGGACGAGCAGGCCGCTCACGCTAATTGCGCCGCCCGCGTTCGCGGCATCCAACGCTACCACCAAGACACGCAAGGCTGGCAGGACATCGCCTACAGCTTCCTCGCCTGCAAGCACGGGTACATCTTTGAGGGACGCGGCTGGAACGTGAAGTCGGCGGCCACGGGCACGGCAAACAGCCACACGATCGCCTGCTGCTTCCTCGGCGACGACACCGCCAACCGCGACGACCTCACCGGCGCCGGCCGCCAAGCGCTCCTCGACATCGCCAAAGCAGCGTTCGCAACTGAAGGAATCAAAAAATTCAGCGGTCACCGCGACCACATGTCGACGAAATGCCCCGGCGACGAAATCCACCGGTACGTGACCTCAGCGTCGTTCAAGCGCAACGCGACCACGACCAGCAGCCCGAAGCCGAAGCGGACCGCCTACGACGTCAGGGTCTTCAACGACAAGGGTGAACTGATTAAGCGCTGGCCCCGTTCGCTCGAGCCGGGCAACCAGCTCGTCAAGTTCGGGGTGTCGAAGAACAAGCCGAAGCGAATCACGATCGACCGGGTCGACCCGTGAGGAGAGGATGCGGCCCTCTGCGGCCAGGGTGACGTTTGAACCAGTGGTCCGCTTACCGCGACATCATCCTTTTCTGCGGCGGATTGATCGGGGTCGCGCACGAGATGCTGCTGGCGGATGTGGAGCGTCCGTGGCTGCTCGCGGTCTTCGCGGCGATGATGGGGCTGCCGGCTTTCCTTCAGCTGGACCGGAAACGCGGCGATTGATGGGGCGGCTCAAGGATCAAGCCAATGGGCATCCGTGGGTGACTGGCTATCTGCTGTTCACGACCACGGTAACGCTCGTCCTGATCGTGTTCCAGGCACTGGGGAAAATCTGATGCGCTGGATGCACTCGTCTAACGCCCGGATCGCGGCATTCATCCTGCTTGCGCTCGCTGTCGCCGTCGGCCTCTGGCGCCTCCAGGGACTTGCGGACGCAAACCGTGAACGCATTGCCGATATCCAATCCAACCGCGTCGCGTCCTGCGAGCGGACCTATTCGAGCTACATCGAAGTCTTCCGCCCCTTCTTCCCGCCTGGCCCTCCTACCAAGCAGAACAAGCGTTGGGCGCCTGAGCAGCGAAAGAACTGGGGCACGTTAACCCGCACCGTCGAACGATTGAAGGGCCGCTGTGACGAACAGGTGAACAACTTGAAGGAGGAGCCATGACCCGCATGTGCATACGCCCTATGCCACTGACCTCATCCTCGTATCCCCTCACGCCCGCCCAACTGAGGAAGAACGATCCCTGCCGCTGCCTATGCGGAAAGCCGGACTGTCGGGACTACGACCTCAAGAAGGAGGAGCCGTGAGAGCCCACGACCCGGAAGGCAACGTCGTCCAACGCCGACCCGCAGAATCAGGTTCCCTGCTCGTAGGCGGCATCGCCTACCTGCTAGCCCGTGCGGTCGGCTGGGAAGACGAACCCGAAGCAGTGTTGGCGATCGTCGGCATCGTCTCGGGCACGCCCCTGATCGTCACGTTCCTGGTTGGGCTCAAGCGATGAGCGACGTGACCCTGGTAGCGATCGGGTTCGCGCTCGGCCTGATCATCGGCGTCGTCTTCTTCTAAACCGGCCGCTTGAAGATCGCGTAGCCCTCAACGGCAGCGACGAACTCCCAGCCACCCTGCCCCGCCTTGTTGAAATCGTTCTGGAGTCTCATGCCTGGAACCTTCTCAAGGTTGTAGGCGAAGTACTCCCAGCGCTGCTTCGGCGTGGCGTCTTGCTCATCGATTGATTTCAGGAATCCCACTGCTGCTCCTTTATCCACAGATTGGTCAACATCCCTAGCGGGCTGATGGGCAACATGGTATGACGCATGGAAGCACGAGCGACTCACCGCTGCGGCCTGCGGCAACCATGGGCGATGAGCGAGCCACGCGGCACAAGCGGCACCGGGAACGCGGCAGACGCGCGGCTCGCCCTCGCCCTTATGCTCGACACGGTCAGGCAGGCTTGCGACCTCGCCGAGGAGGCGCTGTCTCGGCTAGACGAGCTTCCAACTGCTCGTTCAGCCTCGCAAGCCGGGCGACCTCCGCTGCGAGTTCTCGACGGATCTCGGCAAGAGGACGATCTTCCTCGTTCAGGCCCGGCTCGACAAGCTGGTCTGTAGAAACCTTGAGCACACCAGCCAGCCGGATCAGTTCGCGCACGGGCGGAAGCCGCCCGGATTCCCAGCGCTGAACGCTTGATGGGCTGACATTCGCCTCGTTGGCGAAGTCGAGCTGCGTCCATCCCCTCTGCTCTCTCGCCTTCTTGATCCGGCGACCGATCTCTTGGGGTTCGATCGCCACAGCAAGCAGGAGTGTGCGGAAACTGCGTTCTTTTTGACTCGTCACGTTGCGGGTCATACTTGACACGCCGCATCGTGACGCCTAAATTGGGCGTCGTCAAGTGGCGACCATCGGAACGAAGATCCGTGAAGCGAGGAAGGCGGCGGGATTCAAGAACGCTGAGAGCTTCGCTGTCGAACTCGGCGTCGGTATCCGCAGCATCCAACGCTGGGAATCAGACGAGACGACGCCGTCGATCGAGCGTCTGCTTCAGATCGGTCGGCTGACCGGCAAGCCGCTCTCGTACTTCATTGAGGGTGCGGAGGCGGTCGCGTGAGCCAGTGCGCTCGAGTCCTCGAGGTTTTGCGCGACCGTCGCCCGCACACGATCACGGAGATTCACGACCGCGCCGGGACAATGCGGCTCAACTCGCGGATCTCGGATCTGCGCAAGCAGGGTCACGACATTCGCTATTGGCGCGATGGCGAGCATCACGTCTACCAGCTAATCCGGGCGCCCGTTGAACGCGCCTCTATCCCCGAGCCTTGTGCGGATCGCAGTGGTCAGGGAGCTGGGTCGGGGGCGGGGCGCGTTGAGCGGGAGCCTGCCCAGCTTTCGATCAGCGAGGTGGCGGCATGACTCGCTGCCTCCATTGCGGCAAGCCGCGCCGTTCCGCCAAGGGCCTGAAGAAGGTCTACCGCAACGCCTACGAGCA